AGAGATTGTGGACGAGCATACGATACTGGAGATATCTACATTCACCTCAAGGAAGAACTCATATGCCGCGTCGGATGGTAACCACGATGACTTGATGATGAACCTCGTGATGTTCGGTTACTTTGTATCAACACAATACTTCTCAGATATGACAGATATAAATCTAAAGGAGATGATGTTTGCGAAAAGGATGAAGGCAATAGAAGACGACGTTCCCCCTGTCGGATATATCGATGATGGACTTGACGATATACCCCAAGGAGAACAACAAGTAGACCGAGAGTTTTATAATAAAACGACTTGGGAACCCATAGAAGAATGGTAATCTGTAATATATTGTTTGTATAAATAGAAGTATTGAAACAAAAAACGTATTATGATAACTTATAATTAGATAACTATAAAGGAAAAGTAATGGCACTTTTTACACCCTCTGCTTCCCCTGCTGTAACAGTTAAAGAAATTGACCTAACGGGAACTGTCCCTAATGTTCAAACTTCAACTGGTGCATTTGTCGGGAATTTCGGATGGGGTCCAGTTGGCGAACCAGTATTAGTCTCAGATGAGACAGGTCTTGTTTCTGCATTCTCTGCACCCACAGACGATAACTCGGTAGATTTTCATTCTGCCTCATATTTCTTACGTTATTCCAACTCTCTGTTTGTTGTTCGTGAACAAGATACAGATGCAAAGAATGCCGTAGGACAACACTCAACACTAAGTTTAACTGCTCAAACACTCAACACTTTAGACGCATTTGAAAACGCATCTATCGACTCTGCGGATGGTGCATTCATTGCAAAATATCCAGGTTCAATAGGTAACTCACTTAAAGTTTCTATAGTCGGTTCAGACAATGATGATGCATCAACAAACTTTGATGCTTGGGCATATAAATCACACTTTGACGCAAAACCTGCTTCGTCTTCATTCGTATCCGCATTAGGTGGTAAGAATGACGAAATCCATGTTGCGGTCATCGACGAAGGTGGTCTCATCACAGGTACTTCAGGAACTGTTCTAGAAACATTCCCATATCTATCTGTTGCTAAAAACGCAAAGAATACTGAAGGTTCATCAATATACTTCAAGGACGTATTAAAAAATAGGTCTGCATGGGTATATGCTGGAGTAGGGCACACAGGTTCTTCTGCAGGAACATCTGACCTTATTGGCACTCTTTGGGGAACAAACGCTGTTCAAGGTACACAGGATTTCAAATCAACACACCCTTGGGCAACTTCACAATCTGACTGGTCATTCTCTGGAGGTGTTACATCATCTTCATTAGGAACAGACGATATTCTTCGTGGATATGATAAGTTTGAGGATGTAGATAATATTGAAGTAGATTTCTTAATTGCTCCACAATCTGTATCAACATCAGACGCAACAACAGTTGTAAATGACCTTATCTCTACTGCAGATGCACGTAAAGATTGTGTTGCAGTTGCATCACCTTCACGTACTGCAGTTGTAACAACAGGTACAAATGCCGCAGTTCTAGCATGTAACAACACATACACCAAGTCAACATACTTCGTACAAGACAATAACTTCTTAAAAGTATATGACAAGTATAACGATAAGTACATCAGGATACCTGCCGCTTCATCAACCGCAGGACTTATGGCGGCAACAGACTTAGTTGCGGCACGTTGGTTCTCACCTGCAGGTTCAAGACGTGGTAGATATCTCGGAATAACAGATATCATTCTTTCTCCAACTAAGACAGAGAGAGATGCGTTATACAAAGTAGGTATCAACCCAATAGCAAATATTCCTGGCGAAGGAGTTATGTTGTTCGGTGATAAAACAAATGCTTCAAGACCAACAGCATTCGACAGAATAAATGTTCGTAGATTGTTCTTGGGTATAGAACGCGCAATAGGTGCGGCAGGAAGAAACTTAATGTTTGAATTCAATGACGAGTTTACTCGTGCAGAGTTCGTGAACATTGTAGAACCATTCCTACGTGAGATTAAAGGTCGTCGTGGACTTACAGACTTTAAAGTAATATGCGATTCAACCAATAATCCTCCTAGTGTCGTAGAGGCAAACAAATTTGTTGCAAACATCTTCATCAAACCATCACACTCAATCAACTATGTAACACTTAACTTTGTTGCTGTTAGAACAGGTGTCGAGTTTGAAGAAGTCGTTGGCACGGTTTAAGGAGATATAGACAATGGCAATATTAGGCGTAGATGACTTTAAGTCCAAACTCAGAGGTGGGGGTGCACGTCCCAATCTCTTCAAAGCAACTGTTAACTTCCCTGCATATGCAGGTGGTGATGTAGAACTCACTTCCTTCTTATGTAAGGCTGCTCAACTCCCTGCATCAAATATCTCTCCAATCCCTGTTCCATTCCGTGGTAGAACACTACAGATGGCAGGAGATAGAGTATTTGAACCTTGGGCACCAACTATCATTAACGATACAGACTTTAAAGTTCGTAACGCAATGGAAAGATGGATGAATGGTATGAATGGTCACACTGCTAACACAGGTATCACAAACCCTGTTGATTATCAGGCAGACCTTATCGTTGAACAGTTAGATAAAGACGGTTCTACTTTGAAGACATACAACTTCAGAGGTTGTTTCCCAACATCAATAACTGCAATTGACCTTTCGTATGAAACGAATGATACAATTGAAGAGTTCGGTGTTGAATTCCAAATCCAGTATTGGGAATCAGGAACAACTTCTTAATTAGTTATAGTTAATCTGATTATAAGTATATGAATAGGGACGGGGTTATTCCCCGTCTCTTATACCGAAGGGAACTTAGAAATAGGAAAATATAATGGCAGACGACAATAGTATTTTAAAACTATTTGGATTTGAACTCAAAAGAGCAAAATCAAATTCAGAAAATGAAAAAGATAAGAAACTAGAAAAACTCCGTTCTGTAGTTGCACCTGTCGATGATGATGGTGCAGGTTACATAACTGCGTCTGGTTCACATTACGGTCAATACATTGACATGGATGGTGGACAGGCAAAAGACAATCATCAGTTAGTGATGAAGTATAGAGGTGTAGCAACTCACCCAGAAGTAGATGCCGCGATAGAAGACATCGTGAACGAATCAATAGTAGGTAGTGAACTTGAATCACCTGTGACTCTAAACCTAGATAAGATAGAAGATAAAGAGGCAACAGATAAAATAAAAGAACTCATGCAAGAAGAGTTTATGAACATATGTAGCATGTTAAAGTTCAATGATTTGGGACATGACATATTCCGTTCATTCTATGTGGACGGCAGAATATATTTTCACCTTGTTGCAGACGAAAAGAATTTAAAGTTAGGTATCCAAGAGATAAGACCTATAGACTCATCAAAGATAAGAAAAGTAAAAGAAGTCAAGTATAAGAAAGACCCTTCAACCGATGCAAAGATTGTTGAGAAGGTAAGTGAGTTTTATATATTCCAAGACAGGGCAGGAGCTAACTCAGGGGTAAGACTTTCACCCGACTCAATATCCTATGTGACATCAGGGTTACTTGACCCCAGTAAGAAACAGGTTGTGTCCTATTTACATAAGGCATTAAAACCTATCAATCAACTTCGTATGTTAGAAGATAGTCTTGTTATCTATCGTCTCGCGCGTGCACCCGAAAGACGTATATTCTATATTGACGTGGGTAACATGCCACGTAATAAATCAGAAGCATATATGAAAGACATCATGTCTCGTTATAGAAACAAGTTAGTCTATGATGCAAACACAGGTAATCTAAAAGATGACCGAAAGCATATGTCTATGCTAGAAGACTTCTGGTTACCAAGACGTGAAGGTGGTAGAGGTACAGAGATTACTACACTTCCAGGTGGAGAGAACCTCGGACAGATTGATGACATCGTATACTTCCAGAAGAGAATGTATAGGTCATTGAATGTTCCGTTAAGTAGATTAGAACAAGAGAGTCAGTTCTCCCTTGGTAGGTCTACAGAGATTAATCGTGATGAAGTCAAGTTCCAAAAGTTTATTGACAGATTGCGCAAAAGATTTTCAATGTTGTTCACAGGTATATTGAAGAAACAACTTCTTCTAAAAGGTATCATAACAGAACAAGATTGGGAAAGTTGGAAAAACAACATTCAAGTTGATTACCAAAGAGATAACCATTTCACAGAGTTGAAGAACGCTGAGATACTACAGAACCGTATGAATACTCTTGACCAAGTGTCACAGTATGTCGGTGAGTACTTCTCACGTGAATGGGTTATGAAGAATGTCATGATGATGAATGATGACGATATTAATGAATTGAAACAACAAGTCGAAGGCGAAAATGCCGTTGAAGACGAAGACGAGGAATAAAAAAATGAGTAATGAAGCATTAGCACAACTAATAGACCATATAGGTGATGGAGAATTGAATAAGGCACAAGACATGTTTAGTTCTATATTACAGGACAAACAATCAAGTGCATTAGAGTCACAGAGAGTATCTGTTGCAGGACAAATCTTCAATGGAGATGTTCCAGATGCCGATATGGAGATATCTGACGAAGAAATAGTCGCAGAAATAGAATAAAATAGTTAATTTTGTAAAAATAAATTTGTATAAATAGAAGTATGAAAACTTATAAAAACCTCATAACAGAACTTGCGGGTCGTAAACCAGAAGGAAAGGTTGTCTTCAAAAAGACAATCAATAAAATCCCTGTACTTGTGACTCAAGGAAAAGATGGTTTTGTTGCGTATGTTGATGGTGACCACTTAGACCACTACGACAACTTAAATGACGCAAAGAAGGCAATCGACAAAGTTATAAAGGAATTGACCTAATGAAGTTAATTACAGAATTTACAGAGAACGAATCACTAAAGTGTATCGTAGAGAAAAAAGAAGATGGCGAAAAGAAATACGTTATAGAAGGTATTTTCGCACAAGCAGATAAAAAGAATAGAAACGGACGAGTTTACCCTAAACCAATTATGGAGAAGGCAGTTAAACAGTACGTGGAAACCCAAGTTAGTAAGAAACGTGCGGTAGGGGAACTTAATCACCCCGAAGGACCAACTGTTAACTTGGATAAAGTTTCTCACCTAATCACTGACCTCAAGTTAGAGGGAATTGATGTGGTAGGAAAGGCACAAATATTGGATACTCCAATGGGACGGATTGTTAAAGGTCTACTCGATGGTGGTGTGCAACTAGGTGTGTCAACTCGTGGTATGGGTAGTCTTGAGAAAAA